ATGGCTGGTTTTTATCGAACCAATTTGGGAAGAGTCGCGCTTCAACAACGTAATATTGCTTTAAATGCCAAACAAAGACGTTTACTTCTATTAATTGATCATGAAGATTTTCAAACTCTCAATACCGAGTTTAAAAAACGCATTGCTCCACCAGAACTCATTCAACAACTTATTGACTTAAAGCTTATTGCCCCTATTAGTGAAAACGATTCAGAATTTACTGAACAAATAGCTCTCTCAGTATCACCTACCACGAGTTTAGAAGTAAAAGCGCAACAAAAAAGCACCATAGATGAAAATGAAAGTGCCGATTTGACTGGAGAAATTAAAGTTTCTCTAGAACCATCATGCCATTCTTCAAATATTGAAAATACTCAGCCACCAATTCCTGTTCAACAACTTACTTTTGAAGAAATACAACTATTAATGAAACAAAGCTTAAGCCAATACTGTGGGCTTATGGCCAAACCACTTATTCAAAAAATAGAACAAATTAAAAATCTTCAAGAACTAAAAATGTGCCAAATGCAATGGATTACCAGTTTGCAAGAGTCAAGGATTCCCCCTCATGAGCTGGCACATACGCTTCACTCTATTAATTATTCAATTCAGCTCATTCAGCAAAAGAACTAAAACATAACAAGCTGCTGTTTAATTAAGCATTAAATTCACTTGGTACGTATTTCGTGCTTTACCTGCAAGTGTTTTTTTCCTATGATGTGCCCCACACACGCGCTCGTAGCTCAGTTGGATAGAGTACAGGTTTCCGAAGCCTGGGGTCGTGGGTTCGATCCCCGCCGAGCGCACCAATCTATTTTATAAAATCAATAACTTAACTATATTTTGGCGTATATTTGGCGTAATGCGCTATTTATCCACAGGTTTAGAGGTAATTTTGCTTCTTATCAAAGGTCCATCTTTTGCCGTTGTAAGTCACAGTGCCATCCAAATTAATCGGCAACTCTTTTAATGAATAGTCATAGATTTTAAGAACATTCCCGTTCTTATCTAAATCAGCGGGTAGATTGCAAGTATTCTCCATTCTCCCCGCTTCCGAAACCATGATCATGACTTGCGACATCACAAAGCCCTTACACAAATCGAGATATTCACATTACTATTAATAGTGTGAGCTGTGCAACCTGAGAAGATTAAGCACAGCAATGTGATGATCGATGCAACTTTGGTACGTTTGCACATATAAGTTACTTCTTTAAAAAGAGTGCTCGTTCTGCTTCTCGGCGACGAACTAGGCCCTTCATAACCTTGCCACCTGCTTTGTTCCAAACTAGGAATTGATCAGCAGCGCCTTGATAGTCGCCTTTATTAAGCAACTTGAGCAATGTTGAGCCCTTAAAAGCACCTGAACCAATGTTGTAAGTCAGCGACACCAAAGCATCAAATTGGTTTTGAGATAAAGGTACACTAACCGATTCATTTACAGTCTTTTCAAATTTGGCTAAGTCGTGCTTAAAGTAAGTCTTAGCTTGTTCTGCTGTACAAGTATCCCCTTTTTTTACCTTCACGCCATTAGGATAAACTGTCGTACCGGTACCAATGGTCCAGATGCCCACACCATCGTCATAGGCTGTGAATCGTGTGCCTTCAAAACCAGATATTAGGTTTACACCATCATCACTTGTAGTTTTTCCACCTGGCGCAAGTTTTTCGACCACTTTATTTAAATCATCTACTTGTGCTTGTGTAAGTTTGCCACCTGCAATTACTCGTGCAGCATCAAAGAAGTTTTTAACTGTCATGGCTCACCGCCTGTAATATCATTCTTAGCCTTCTTAATTTCTTTAATTACTTCGACAATCGTCTTGCCTTCCTGTTTATCAATGAAATTAAAGACCCACCTAATCAAAGCCCAACCGGGTAAGCCGCATACAAAGAAAAGTCCACCTATTGCAAACCATCCCCATGTATCAGTTGCCCAAGCATGTAAACTAAACTTCATAATAATTAGCGAACCGCCAGCAAGACTTGATACAACAGTACAAATTAAACCTACCGCCCATTCTTGAGGCGATCGTGGCATTCGTGTCATTAATACAACTGCCGCAACTAGAGCAACAGCTAGTGTCACCATAATTGCAACACCATAGAATTTTAAAATTGCAGCAAAGCCGCTTGTGGAAACTGGTTCCATAAATACTCCTAATTCTTTGGCAATAAAAAAGCCCTAACTTATTTGAAGCTAAGGCTTGTAGTGGTTTGTTGGGTATCTCTAAGGTTTATAAATATGCTAATCTATTGATAAGATATTTTTTTTGATCTTGAAGATATGCTAAAAATTTTAAAGCAACATAAAATACAAATATTTTTAATATTTATTTCAATATCATGTGCTTTTTTTGTAGAGCTATTAATTAGCGATCCTTTTGATGATCTGTATTTCTTAAGTATGGCTGGCGCATTAACTGCTCTAAGCTTGGTTTGCTTGAAAGTCTACAGACAATATAAAGAAGAAGAAGAATGAAGTTGAGATCAATATTTGTGCTCACTGTAATAAGTATCGGATCACAAGCACATGCTGAATTTGTTGAAAACACTGATATCACCAGCTATGTAAATTCACTTATAGAAAAAAATAAGACTATCACCATTCCTGATGGCAATTATCTGGTAAGTGCAACCAAATCTATTCAGCTCAAAGACAATTCTACATTAAAGCTTTCCCCCAATACTGTTCTTAACGTCATCCCAACATCAAGTGGTAGCTATCGCGTTTTTAAGATTAGAAATGTCAAAAACGTAAACATTTCAGGTGGAAAAATTATTGGCGATAAGTACACCCATCTGGGAGAAACTGGAGAATGGGGTATGGGTATCGAAATAAGAGACTCTCAAAATGTATCTATCTCAAACATGAACATTGATAAGATGTGGGGTGATGCTATTTATATAGGTACAAACGGAAAAAACTCAACGTATAACATCAGTGTAAAGAACATCAGGATGAACGATAATAGGCGTCAAGGTATTTCAATTATCTCAGTCAATAAGCTGCTTGCATCCAATATTACTGCAACAAATACAAGTGGTGCTATGCCAGCAAGTGGCATTGATATCGAGCCAAACAACGGGTCAATGATATTAAAAAATATTGTTTTGAAGAATATTAAAACATCAGGCAATCAGGGTTCAGGCATCCAGATCGGTCTGAGCAGATATGATAATTCAACAAAACCTTTATCAATTACCATTGAGAACCATCAAGATGCTAACTCTGGGCATGGCCTATTACTTGGTGCAATAAATAAAAAAGCAATAGGTACTATGTCCATACAGTCTAATTCATCAGGAAATTGCTTCAATGCATGGAGCAATAACAGCATTAAAGTTGATATCGTTGGCGCAACGAATATATCAAACTCGAAAGGATGCAATGGGCATCTTAGAAACTCAAGTATCTCTCTAAAATAATTCTGGACATTTAACTTAAGATGAACTTTGTAATCAAAAAGAAAAGTGCATATAGCTTTTTTTTAGCACTATTCGCGACTTTCATAATTGTGCTCATTCCTTGGGACACACTCCGAAGCTCAGAATATGTCGATAGAGCAAACTATGTAAGCTATATAGATCACACTGTTAATAAAACCCTGTGGTTCGATTATGACACCCTACTTTCAAAAATAAGTTTTGAGTGGGGCTGGCATAAGCTACTTTATATAGCAACAGAAAATGGTCTAAATTCTAGTCATATTTTCATGATTGTTAGTTCATTGATCATGTTTTTTTCTATATTTCTAGTCATAACAAGAACAAAATATTATGGTTTTTTATTTCTAATAAACCCAGTCTTTATAGACTTTTGCTTCTCGCAAATGCGTTTAGCATTCACTATGTCTTTAGTGTATTTAGCTTATATACTTTATAAGCGAAAAAATATTTTATATATTCCAATTCTTCTTTCAACACCTTTTTTTCATACGTCGGCCGTAATTTTTATTGGTGTTTTTCTTATTGCTACAAAGTTGGAGCAATGGGAAAAACTCAATTTTATGTTTAAAAATACAGTCGCGATAATGGTTGGCTTAGTACTTGCGATTGTCACCGGCCCTCTTATGTCACAAATTTTAGGTCAACTCGGAGATCGACGAGCAGAATATGAAGACATGTCTTCACCCGTTCTTTACATGAGCTTCTGGGTAATTTACTTTGTTTATTTGGCAATTAAAGCATATACAGAAAAGCTTGAAAGAAACGCTTTCTTTTACATCAGCTTAATTATTTTGGGAATGGTGTTTTTTAATGTGTTCTTCTCGGGTTACTCATCACGCTTCTTAGCTGCGTGTTTCCCGATCATTATCATCGCACTTTTGCAGCTCAAATCAAGAGAAAAACAACTGTTGATTTTGGGGTATGCGATATACACATTAATGCTTTGGTTCTTCTGGGCTACATAAAAAAAGGGACTTTAAGTCCCTTTTTTTATGAACAACTATAAGTATAATTAAAAGCTACAGCTGTGCTTGGCACTGCATTTCCAGTGTTATTCTGCAATTCAAAAATTACATTTGCACCTGAAATACTAATAACCTTTAAACTCCACTCTGATGTATTGGTTGGAATGGTTGCATATATATTTCTAATCTGTGCGCTAGTGTGTTTAGGGACCGCAACAGTAACACGACCCGCCATATCGGTTGTTTGCTCAGATAATACAATATTGTCCGACCAACCTTTAAGCCCAGTAAAATCATTCCCTGTTGTGCCTGTTCTTGTAACAGTGCCGACCACTTCTCCGATAAATTTATTATCGTTACCTGTAACCGTCAAGCTTCCGCCAATTCTGCCAATAATGGTATTTCCTGAGCCTGATACCTGCACATTACCATCTGTTTGAATATTTACAGTGTTTCCAGATCCTGAAACAACCAACGCATTCAAACACTCTGTAGCAACAACTTGCAGGTTGTTGTAGTTACCCGCTAAAGCAACACCTGTTCCAGTTGCGCCGTCTACAATAATTAAGCCACCACCGTAATTACCATTTACGTTAGCTCCATTCCCTGTTGCCTTGCTGACTTGCAAGCCGTACAAGTTGTGGGAATAGCGGAACTGCGCGGCAGTTTTCGCACTATTCTTAATAATTCCAGAATAGCGGTTAAACCCTTTGCCTGCGTACCCTGTTAATTCCTGTATCCCTTGATCGGTAAATGCGCCACCGTCAATCAGAATTTCAAAGTCGTTATGATTTCCGCTCTGGTTAACAATAGCCTGCCCAACTTTCTCAGCTATCACATTGAAGTGATTCAATGTAGGATTGTTGCCGATAACAGTACCTTGTAATATCTGTACTGCACGATCAGTTTCTGTGACAAAAATGCGATCATAACTATTGTATTTTGCGCTATTTTGGGCAGAGATGCCATTAGTCATATTCTTAATGAAGTAATCCGAACCCGTGTTTCCATGACAAGGAGCATGTGCCGTTTCAGCAGGATTTTCGATTTTGTCGTAGCCTGGCAAGCGTATACCATGAAAAATACCCTTAAACTCAGTAGGTGCAATCACAATGTTACGAGTGTGGTTATATGATGAGCCGATATGCTCTACACCCATGTGCGTGTTAAGCATTACTATATTTTCGGCAGTATTGTATTTACTACGACGATCTGATGAACCTATTTCACCCATGCCAAAGCTAATGCCAAGTTGACCATTGATCACCACGTCGCGAATAATATTCCTTAATCCACCACGGTATTTAATAGAGGCATGATTGTTATTTGTGCCACCAGATATAGGTCCAGTTTTATCCTGTACAATATGCAATCCAGAAATGATCGTATCAGCAGCAGAATAATCCGACTCAATCGCAATTGTTGTTGGGCTTGTTTGATTTAGCTCATGACTATTCGAGGTTATACTTTTACCTGACGTTAAGACAACAGGTGCATTAATAATTTCATCTTCATCAAAATCAACAGAGTTATATTTTGATAAAGCATCAACTAGACTAGTAGCCCAAAGTTTTACGCTTTTTCGCTCATTTTGCTCCTCATTAATCTGTTTCTGCGTTTTATCACCATATTTCACATTATCAGCATCTTGATAAGCTTTCACCCAAGATGTAGTTAATGCATCGTAACGATAGTTGCCCAGATCTTTAATATAAATCGTGCGCCCGTCCCATACATTAGTAACCCCTTCTAAGGCCTCTAATGAATCAAGATGAGTAATTGCTAATGCATTGATAGTTCCTTCATTGATTGCTTCATCAATCATAGAAATGAACATATCTTTTAGAATTTGATCGCCAGTTATTCGATCAGCGATTTCTTTGGAAAGATCATTAACTAACTGAGAAATGTCGTTAGTGTTTTCATTTACGTTTTGCTGGAGATCGGTCAACCACTCATCAATCGTATTTATTTGGTTTTGTAGATTGTCATCACCTGCAATACGATCAGCAATCTCTTTAACTAAAGCGAGCCAAATAACTTGATCACGATACCCAAGTTCTTGAAGCTTCCACCAGATTAAATCAAAGTCTTTGTTTACGGCAGAAGGACGAAATGAATTGTCGTACAACTGATAATTAGTTGTTCGTTGAAATGGCGTGTTTCTTTCCAAATTAACGACCACACCATTTAGTGGCGCTACATTAAAGGTGACAGTATCATTAGCCAATGTCCATGAACCTACAGGCGCTTCCTCACCATTAAGGGTGACAATTAAATACTCTGCTTTATCACAATTAAACTCTAATGGAAAAGCAGTTGTTGTTCCATTCGCGATATATTCTTTTGATGGCGTTTGAACTGGCACTGACATAGCCTACCCCTAATTTTCGAAATCCAAGGCGGCTTCATGTACGCCACCGTTTGTTCTCCAATTAGGCGTTTCTTCATAGTCTGTTTGGTTGAGTGATTTTCCAACTCTTTCAGGAGCTTCTACGATTGCACCTGCTAATGAGTCTAAATAGTCATCTGGTTGATCAGCAATGGCTGGGTTAAATTCACGCATTTGTTTTACTTGTGCTGAATCTTCTCCGTTCTCATCTTCAAGTACAGATACATGTGCCCATAAAAGACCAGAAATTAAAGGCCCTTCAATACCATCTAAAATGCGCTTATTTTTAGATTTAGTTGAATGCTGTTCTGTTACACCACAACGCATTCCACGAGTCTTTAAAGCGGCTTTTAGCGCTGCTGGTGCGAAGTTACCAATACCATTTGTCTCAATAGTGACTTTAGATAAATGGAATTCTTTGATGATGTTGCAAAGCTGCCAAACTTGCCCGCCTATTACCCGCCCATCTGCATCGGTTTCAATTACTTCACCCTTAAGCGCAATCGATCTATGCCAATATTTATTACCTATATCATCATGAAATACTAATGCAGTTGACGAAATATCTGATTTAAGCTTTCCTGAAGATGGATCCCAACGGAAAGTTGCACCAACAATTTGACGCTCACCAATCATAAACATGGTAGTTCTATTAGCTCGTTTAAGAACTGGTTCACAGTTGTAAGCTATGATCTTATCTGGATCTAAACGCACATCACCAATAGGCTTAGCGTGCATTTGATATTGAGAGTCCCACTCGTTAAGGGTTTTACATTTCTCCCTTCTCTTTGTCATTTCTTTGGCTGTGAATCGTTCAGGCCAAATTCCTTCAGAGTAGAAATCAATTAGATAGTGTTCTTCATGAATGGTGACTTCCCATAAATTACCTTTCTGAATGCATGTATAATTTTCACCCTTTTTAAAATATTTAGATCCTTTTCCTATTCCGGTGAATGCATGTATAGGCTCAAAATCAAGAAGAACTTTTTGCCCTTTCTTTGTGTCTTCTATGCGCTTTTCATGCTCAAACATTTTTAGGATTAAGCACCTAACATCGCTTAATTTTTTAATTTGCTCGTATAGTGAATCATATGTATGAGGAGTTCCGATCCAGAGTTCACGTGCACCAGGAATAGCAATATGCGTTTGCTCACTTAATCTAGAAGGAAGCTTTTCTCTAGCTTCAGGTGTGCCAGTTGTTTTTGGGGTTTCAACGTCATCATTCTGGATAAAGTGCGCACGGTGCCCAGTCACACCAGATAGAATACCCTTTGCCAACATCGTCCCATAACGAACATCATTGGTTCCATTGACAAACCAACGCTCAACTTCACCCTTTTTGATCTTTACTGCATCGCAATCAATAGTTAAAGGATGCCTAGAAAGCACATCACGAGTACCACTACTACACTTATACGCATCTGAATCAGTTGTCCCTTGATGCAATATCTGTGTTTCAGGCCAACAGTAAATTACCCAAGCATTAAAGACATCAAGAATTGTTGATTTTGAATGACCACGCGGCATCATTAGAAGCGCAACGCAGCCAACTATTAAATAGAATGCTTCCAAGAAATCACAAACGCGTACGTGGAAATCTGGCACCTTCCACTTCTGAACATCCGCCCAAAGTAAAAAGAAAGCGAGAAAGCTGATTTTTGGTTTAGTCATCAGCTCATCCGTTGTCTAATTTTTTCTGCTTCAGCTTCTGCTTTTTTAATTAGGTTCTGTTCGTGTTTTTTCTGTGTATCTTCATCTGTACTTGAAGGCGGCAATGTTCCTCTACGATATGCAAGAACTTGCTCAACTTTTGTGATAGCTGAGGCACACTGGTTCAACCCCTTGTAGAGCCATACTTTATTACCGCGATCTTCAGGTGTTTCAAAACCACATTCACTTGCAGCATATGCAATTTGAATAAGATCATCTGTCATTTTTTCAGTTAGCTCTTCTAACTCTTTAGTTTGATCATCACGCATAAAAAAGCCCTCGCATATAGTTCATATATACAGGGGGTTCGGTTGGGGTTTGTTGGGTGTCCTACTTGGTAGTCATAGATTATTAATAACTTAAAATGTATACTTAGTGAGCAAATTTGCAAACAATAACTAGGGGTACATTTAATGAAAACTTTAATTCTTGCAGCTATTTTAGCTTTACCTGCAACTATGACTTTTGCTGGTTCATGTGATCATAGCTGGCAATCTGCTAAAGACGGTTCATCTTGTGGTGATCGTGCTGCTGATCGTCGCCCAGGTGGTCGTTAATCAAAAACAAATAAGGCTGCATTACGCAGCCTTATTTTTATGATCGTTTCTTTCTGCCTATAAGAGCTAAGATTGGCCAAAGGATAATTGCTAAAGCCATAGCACCCATAAAATAAAAAGTTAAAATTTTATTTACTATATAGTCCTGATCACCACTCATTAATAAAACTAGGGCAATAGGTCCGGCAAATAACGAATAAATATAAAAGTTTACTACCTTTTCCCATAGTTTTTTTATCACTCTATTACCTTCTCAAAGTCAGGTGCACGAATATCGGTAACATCATCACCCCAGAAACGCTCTCGGTCTTGTTGTCGTTCTGCTTTACGTAAAGCCTTCTCACGATAGCCGGGAGCAATAGTGTCCTGTATTTCATCAAAGAACATTCGATTAATTGCTGCTTTTGTATACCACAGGTTTTGCGCAGGGATTTTACCCTTCACAAATTTGAATGCTTCATTGCCAAAATTAGTGTCTTTGCCCTCGTTGTACTGAGTTAAATTACCAACCGTTAAACCTAAAAGGCTTGTGAAATCACTACCAAGTGGACCAGATACAAAAGAGTTTGCATCACGACCAGAAGTATCTGTACCAGCAACTAAAATATCTCCAAGTACAGGCAAGCCTCCACCAGCAACTAGTGAGCGCATAAAGAAGCTAGTTGCCTTTTTAGGGTCATTACTATCATAAATTGTTTGTGGATCATTGCCGTTTAGGATTTCACGTAGTTGCACCACTAAACCACCTAATAACGTCATACTAACCATAAGTGGTATTGCATACGCTGCCTTGCCTTTTAAGCCTTCTTGCGCCATTGTGCGGCTACCTTGTCGCATCAAGAACGAAGCCGAGAATGATTTAAATTGCATTAAGCCTTTAAACACCTCACCTGTGATAGTTCCCTTTGCGCCTACAGTCATCCATGTACGTTCACGAAGGCCTGCCTCAATAACAGCCATGCCCTGCTCATCAAGTAAATGCGCTTGAAGTTGTGAGGCAACTTGATCTTTAATTTTTTTGGCTAATTCTGTTTTTTCGGCATCTATTCCTGAATAAATTCTGTCAATTACAAGTTGTCTTTTCTGTTGTCTTTCATTGACCTTGCTTTGATATTGGCTGAACTCTTCATCTAATTGATTTACTTTTTTATCTAATTCTTTGAACTTAGATTTAATAGCCTTATTTGCTTCACTATCTGCTTTTCGCATTTTCGCGCGAAGCTCAACCATTCTTCTTTCTGCGTTACCTAACCGATAGCCTAATGATTCAGCATTATTGCCATACTGCCGAGCATTTCTCTCTATATTTCGTCTAGTAATTTGTGCGACTTTATCGGAATGTCTACCCTCTTCGACTTGTTGCAAAAAGTCTTGAATTCTGTTTGCTTGTTTCTCGGATTGAAGGTAGGTATTTATATCAGCCTGTACAGTCACATATTCCTTTTGTATGTCTAGTAAATCTATACGATCTTGTAATGCCTGTTTTTCGGCTTGCGCTTTACTATCTTTAAGATTCGCATAATCAGAAAGCCGTTGTGATAATTGCATTTTAAGATCATCTGTACGCTTCGCTTTATTAGCTATGCGTTGATCATCTAACGCATTAGCATCGTTTAGTGATTTGATTTGATTATTAATATCATTCATTAGACTTTTGACATCGCCATCCATTGCCGACAAAAGTTTTTCATCTGGAATTTCATAGATAGAACGCGCTGACATGAGCTGATTACCTTTGCGGTCAACAACTGGTTCAGCCAATTGAAATACCTGCCATGCTCGCTCATCTAAGCCCGTATTTGAAAGTAATTCACGGTCTTGCACATCTAGGTCATTCCACGCCTTAGAGCGACTTAAACGGCCATATTTCTCCATTAACAACTTAGTGAACCCGACTTTAGAGGCCGATGTAAGTGCATTGAGGAATGATACCCGCATAACTTGAGTAGCAACCCCACTTGAAATACGAGCTAATTTTTCAGATTTTCCATATGTTGATGTAAGCCCATCATCTGACCAGCGCGCAATCGAGCCTAACATTTCCTCAGTAGCCAATCCTAAACTATGAGCAAGTTCCCGATCTGCTTTATTTGCAGGGTTAAGCTGTTCGATTAGTCCACCAAAAGCTTTACGGTAAGACACGTTATGCACACTAGCATTTTTAGCAATAGTTGCTTGATCTGCCAGTGATGCAATTGTGGTGCCGCCTAGCATTGAAGCTACATTCATCGAGCGATATGCAAGGCCTAAGTTAGCCAGAACTTGTGACTGTGGAGAGTTACCACCACTGAACTCATCAAACATAACTTGAGCACGCTTGCGGCTGCTCTTGGTCTGGTTTTCCTCAATCCCTTTTTCCCAATCCTTTTTGGCTGCAGCATCCATCAAGATTTTTAAAGCCGTTTTTGGATTGCTACCTAAGTTCTCAACCATGGCAATATCTTTCGATAAGCCATTAATATGAGCTTCGACCAAGTCTACAAATTGCATGCCGCCGAACTCAGATTGATATTCAAGCCATGATTCTGCATCTTTAAAATGCAAGACTCGACTTTCACCATGACGGTTAGTTACTTTTGATGTACCGCCACCTGTAGCTTGTCGGCCAACTTCGATTTTGTTTGCCCCATCACTTGATAGCGTGTCATAGGTATATTCAAGCAATGAGCGTATTTCTTGCTGTGAGTAGTAATCACCGTTCTCGTGTACATATTGGCGGGTGTCAATTAGTGATTCAGCTTTGTTTACCCACGCTTCTTTCCCTGCTTTAGCGATCTTTTCTAGGTTATGCGTTTGTGGCAATCCCCAATTGTCTAGCTTTCCAATGTCGCCACCGTTCCGGTTAAATCGGTCACGCATGGTTTCGAAAACATCGCCCATCTTGTCACTGATCTTTTTAGCTAATGCATCGCCTGTGTTTTCACCAAAGCGCTCACGAACAATTTTTTGCACTAACTCTTGATCTGTGAAGATGCCTAAACCGCCTTTAATATTCGTGTAGAAGTCAACTAACTCACCGCGGTAAATAGCAGCAATACCACGCGCTTTTGAATCAATTGACTGAATGCCTGACATATCGCCATGGGCCGCAACCATACGGTCTATGACTTCCATTGATGACAATTTGCCATGGTCTAAAGCAGCAATGTTTTGCGATTGTTTTAAAATGTCCTGAGCTGCAATTTTATGCTTGCGCTTTAGTTGTTCTTGAATGTCGATAGCAACTTGTTTTGATGCTTCTGTTAATTTTTCTGCATCGGAAAGGTTGCGCCAGTTATTAATATCTTTGCGCGCAAGATTTCGCATCGTTTCATTGATACGTGCTTCAATATCCGTAGCTTCTTGAGCTGTAAGGGATTGCTTGCCAAGTGCTTTAGCTACCGCTTGTTTGCATTGTTCTTTCATTTTTATGCTGCTCCAAATTGTAAAGCACAGTTTAATGCGGTTTGTGCTGCTAAAATATCTTGCTCAGATTGCTTAATTTCTGCTTCAAGTTCGGCGTGATAGTCCCGTAATGTCATGGTGAATTCTTCTGGTTCACCCATTGAATTAATACGACTTACTGCAATTGGTTGATCAGGATTTGAGAAAATCACATCAAGCGCGGCTTGTTCTTCTGGTGTTTCGCCAAACAATGAGCCTTGTCGCGGGTCTCCCATGTTTTCAATGGCCTGAATCTCAGAGTTAATGGATTCACTAATCGCCTTTGCGCTCTTGCGGTTATTATCAAAGACCTCAAGAAATCTTCTTGCTCCATCACTTAACCCATCATCAATAAGTTGGCCTTGATTTAAATAGTCACGAACCTGTAAGCCATTTGCTTTTAGGTCTGTAAGCTTTTGCGCTGCCTGAGCCAAGTCTTGAGAAATTGTGTTCTCAAAGCGTCCGCCTTGTTTCACTAAATCATTGAGCTGAGATAATTGCGGAGCTGCACGTAGTAAGGCATTAAGTACATTTTTACTATCATCATCTAGGTTTTCAGATAGACGAGTTACAAGGTTAGAATCACCATAAGCACGTTGCACGATTGCAGATTCGATACGACGTTTACCTTCTTGCGATAACCGCCCGTCACTTGTGATAACCGAGCCGCGCTCAGACTGTGGCAATTGGTCTACAAAACTACGGACATAATCCATAGAGCCATCAATATTGATTGAACCATCATTATTTATTTTTAGTAGTGTTGAGTCTGGTAGACGATCAACATCACTCATAGCGCGCTCAGTTGCGCTGAATTGCGCCACATCGCTTTCATTGGCTAAACGGGCGAAAGCTACACGATCAACATCACTAAGCCGTGTACGCACTAAAACAGGCTGATTTAAACCTGATATATCCATGCCTCTACTATTCGCCCAATTCTGAACAAATTCTCGGTATGCATCCGCTCGGCCATTGTCATAAGCGCGGCCAATAGCCAATGTACGGCCATTACCTGATTCGACAACATTGTCGGGACCAATGATTGGTGCACCGTCAGATAGTTTATAGGATTCACCAAGTAACTCAGGCTTTAAGTCATCGGCCATACGTTCAATTTGCTGGCGTGATGCTTCACGGGTTCGGTCACGTGGCTGTAGTTCACTTGGATAAAGCGGATTCACACCATATAGCTGGTCGTTAGACGCTACTAAATCAGTCCAATCTTTTACTTCATAAGCGAAATCATAGCTTGAACCATCCATCCCATAAGCTGTGCTTGTTTCACCGCCATAGCGTGAGCTTAACTGGTTCCATTTGTTGCGCCATTTGTTAATAGCTTCGCCAACTGTCATGCCAGACATACCGTTATTTTTAACGATTGCATCGGCATTTTTAGCATCGTACGAACGCACCACATCAATCAATGGGCGACTAGGATCAGCTTTAAGAACTTTGACAGCTCCCCCTGGTCCAAGTAAGTGACCTAGATATTGCTCATGTGCAACCGGATCGCGACCTAAGTTTTTACGTATGTAATTATTGGCCTGCTTAATGTGCTTTAAGCCGATACGGATTTGCTCATCAACATTGTTGCGGTCTTTACCGCCTAAGTTTTTCCAAGAGTCATCTAAGACTTGGAAAAGGCCGTAAGCGCTTGATGTTGGGTTTTGTGCTGTATGATTAAATTTGCCGCCTGTCTCAATATGACTTATCGTCAATGCAACACTAGGGTCTATACCGTCTTGTTTTGCGCGTAGTGCAATCTGTTTTGCATTGGTAGGTAGTGAGCTAGTTGCATAATCAATCGTGTTTCTACGCGGCTCTCCTTGCACCGTGTTAGGTACACTAACTGGCTGGCCTTTTAAGATTTGTTCCGTAGCAGCATCTAGGTTTTGATAGTGCTTGTTTTGCTGAACTGGGTCTGCAGTTCGAACTGGTAAAGTTGTGTCTTCAAACTCAAAGCTATTTTTAACCAGAGCATCATTTAACGCATCATTACGGGTTTCAAAATCATTTGAATTAAGCTGGTTAATTTCAGCGTCAACGTCTTGGTCTAGTTTATTTTGACGGGAACCCAAGTAACGCGCACCACCAAACATTAATGAGTTAATAAGCAAATCAGTCGCCACTGATTCGCCTGTAACTTCATATTGCTTAGCCTGCTTATCATAGCCTTTAGATTTTAGAAGTTGCTCACTTGCATATTGCATACCAGTGTTCAAGCCAGTGGCACCACCAACCGACAATGTAGCATCAGCAACTAAACCACCTGAACCTTTAAAGCCATAGCTAATAGGCAGAGCTGTGCCAACTGCATCACCGACAGCATTTACACCAGCTACTTTCAAAGCTGTGTTTTCATCTACGCCTTTACGGGTTAAATCGGTATAGACGTAATTACTAGTTGAACCACCTGTTAAAGTGGCTGCACCTAATGTGCCACTTGTTGCCACACCCAGCGTACCACGCCAGAGATAATCACCAACGCCGACACCGATATTACCTACAATGCCTGTATTGTCCTTATCTTCTAGGTCAGCAATGGTTCCATAAACCAGATTGTCACGCGCCTTTTCACGCTTAGCCTTGAACTCTTCATACGGTTCAATAAATTCGTTTGTAGAAACGTCTTTCAGACTGTAGCTAACACGGTCTACAACGGCATCAATTGGTGCCGAAATTGCATCACCAACTTTGTTAAGGCCAATTGCCATGCCGCGAAAAGGTGAAGAGATAGCGCCATCGAAGACACCCGGCTCATTTGGCCGAGTATCTGGATGCTGTAACCCCTGACTATTGAGCTTTTCAAAGTTTTGTTGGTTCTCACTAGATAAATCTGATAGCCAGTTACTCATTATTTATCTACCCCATTCATGCGGATGCGCCAAACATTTCCTTTCACAACGAGAGGACGGCCACGCTCATTGATTAGGTCATACATCAAGTCGCCATTAGCAGCTTTAGTTGGTGAACGTGCTAATCGGAAATTGTCCAAATCATTTACAGACATACCAGTCGCTTTTGAAATATCGGCATATCCTTTTTGAATTTTTGCCTCAAAAGTTGCGTCCGTCATTCCGTATGGCTTAGACACTTTCCAGTCTGAAATGCCACGATCTGTATAATCCTTGAATCGACCACTTTGTGTATAAACACCACCTGTAGCAAGGCCCAGCGCAGTACGCCCTATTTCTTCTTTGTACTCATCAGCATCTTTATGGGTTTGCCCACGTGCTTCAGTTAAGTATGCATAGATAGCTTGGAAAGCAGCATAGTTAAGGTTGGCTGTTTCACCCGATACCGACTGACCAACGTACTTGTTAAATTTTTCCTTAAGCAAAGTGTCCTTAGGTTGAATCATTTGCTTATTTTTTAGAGCCTGTTTGCCTGCAACAATTGCAGTTGCAACATCCAAGCCCGCATCAGAACGGAAGTTATTTGCACGTGCATAACCTGCCATTTGATAAGCAGCATCGCCATTGCCCAACTGGCCTAACGCCTCACCCCAAATTTTTGCACCGTTCTTCACACCTTTGGTTTGGGCAATCATAGAACTAATTAAATTTAGTTTTTGATCTACGGTTGCTTCTTCCCATGCCTGCTTAGCTGCTGGTAACGCTTCATTTGGAATAGGTTTGATTGTTGCATTTGGGTCCTTATCACGCTGTGCTACTTGATAAGAACCAATTGTCACAATGTTTTTAGCAAAGTCATTTGGATTAACTTTTAGTGTTAATGGGTTTACTTCTGGTAGATCAATACCCTTTTCACGCAATGCCTGAGTCGGGTTTTCCTTAGCGGTTTTAAGCTTGTTGTCGTAAATGCTTTGATAAGTAGCTAAGACTTTATTCTCGGCAACTGCATCAGCGGAAGATGAATTTTTCATATTGGCTTTTCGCTTATTGATCTCAGCCAATTGTTGATCAGTAGATAGCTTCTGGAACCTCAAAAAATCACTAGATTGCTTAGTATAGAAATTATATTCAGTTTCAGAAGGTGTACCTTTAACAGCTTTTTCTACATTAGTTTGATAGGTCAAATCCATCGGACGACCTGTTAAAACATTTTGCTTATACTCATTTAGAACTTTTTCAGCTTCATTAATCCGCTTGTTCTCTTGCACCTGCTGACGTTGTTGCAGCGTTGTGATCTTACTTTGAATTTCTGTCTGGAATTTTTGTACCACTTGACCATTAATGAATTTATAGTCTTTAAGACTGGTAGCAACTTCTTGAAGACCTTCAACACTATTTTGAGCAATTGCCGTTGTGATACGCGAGTTAATATCTGTGATGTCGCGTGTTGTCTCATATTTATTTGTGAGTTCACTTTTCTGAGCTTCAGACAATGGCAAGCCAACAATGTTTTTTAAAAGATATTCTTTGCCTGCTTCACGATCCATACGTGTTGCCACATCGAAGAACCGATCAGCCAGAACCCCGCCTTTTTGCTCATCTGCACGTAACTGTAAAGGCAAGAAAGAAGTACGTTGGCGCGTTACGTTGCTATCCCAGTATTTTTTTAAATCTTCCTGAGCGTGCCCTGGCAAGCTGTTTTGTAGCTCAGAAAACTTAGCATTCGACCAAGTGTTAAGTTCTTCATCGGCTTGCTGTGTAGTGATTACACCATTACCAAGACGGTTTTTAATGTCCACTACTTTGTCATTGAAGTCAGTAGATAATGACTCATCAAGCTTTAACTTGCCTTCTTTTTCTGCAAGTTGGTTGTTGTAAAGCTCTAAATTTTTAGCTGTAACTTCTTGTTGACGTTGCTGGTCATCACGTGCCTGTATTGCCCCACCAATAGAACGGCCAATTTCAGCCAAACCAGTGTTAGGCGTAAACGATTGCATTTGAGCTTGTGGCGCTTCACGACCACGAGAAATAGGAATACGCATTATTTCCACCCATAAGCTTGAGCAGCAGTATCAATGATGTTACTAGCCGCCTTCATGCCGTAATTGTTACGTTGTGCCTTACCTTGTCGACGAACATCCGCAGCCGCATAACCTGCCTGCATTTGGTTTAATAAGGCGTTGTAAGAAGCATCCGAAATAATCTCATCACTGATTACAACTGGCGCACCTACATTTACATCCAAGCCATTTTCAGCAGCCGCAGCCATAGCACTTGATGCGTCACGCTGCCCTTGTTCTTTAATCTTTTTGCTTTGGACTTTGGAAACGGATTGAATTGTTTTTGCATTACCTTTAGCTGTAGCGTCTGCCATAAGCGCATTTGAGATATTGCCAACGGCTTCAAGGCCTGAAGAAATAGCACCACCTTTGCACATGCTTAAACCTCCATCTCAAGAACATAGCCAATCAAATTAAAGCCAAGACTTTCATAGAGTTTTACTGTTTTATCTGCATGGATGCCTGTCATGGTTCCGATCTGGATACGGTCAGCATTTTTAAGCTGTGCCCATCCAATGAAAGTGTTCACTAAAAGCTTGGCAATGTTAGATTTACGGTACTCAGGAAGAACATAAACGCCTTGCTCAAAAGCTAATTTGTGTCCTGTTCGCCAGTCAGTTTCAATAACACCGATAACTGTGCCAACTGGATTTTGATATTCATCTAAAGCTAGGAAAATTGAATTATGTTTTTTGATTAAATATGCGAATAGATCAGATGCGCTTTGCTCATCAAATCCTTGTTTTGAAAAGATTGGTGATTCTTTAGTGAGACGCTTGCCGAAATCAACAAGCGTATCTAAATCATTTAGGTTTGCTGCCCGTACTTGCATCTCATTTCTCATTAATTGATACCAACATAGAGATACTTTGCATGTGTAAAGGCATAGGTTTGTCGTGTGTTATCTTGACCTCAAGTTCATGTAATGATTGCCAACCAACAAATGAATCAACTACATAGCCAGTGTATGGCAAATTTACGAACGCTGATTGGTTGTAATACTTGGTAGATAACTCTTGGCCATTGATATATCCGCCAACTGATGCATTCAAAAAAATAGCCATTTCGTGCACTTGAATCTTATGAAACATTGCGGTTGTTGGCACTTGGCTAAAGTCTGGCGGCAATAGATCAATTTCAGTTTTAAACGGTTGGCCAAGGTGTACAGTTTGGGTTAGATCAGTGTTAGATAGATTAATGTTGGTGCCACTAATCGTATAAGTTGAATAGAAATATCCATCCGCATTATTAAAATTAACCAGTGGATTATCTAAAACCTGAGTATCAAGATTTAAAATAGAACCAACACCATTAGTTACGTTGATATTAAACTCACAATCACTTTGTGCAGACTCGCTAAACTCTTCCAAAACTGTAGAGCCATTACGATTAGTAAGCATGAAACACTGATCCTCACCTAAACCAGTTGGCAAGGCACAGATAGATAAAACCTGACCACCAAAATCATGCTGAGACCAAGCATTCATTTCCTGATCACGGTTTAGTGTGATACTTGAGACTGCACCATCACCCATAACAATCCATACAATAGAGTTTGGTGTTTGCTGGAATGTTAATTCTTTAATACCTGCATGGTTCTCAGGTATATGTGGGGCAATCTGTGATAATTCTGGCGAGACAAGCCCATCAACTTCATACCGGTACGACATGGCACGCAAACGCTCACCACCACGTTGTACAAAGAGCAGTTCATTACCCACTCGGCAAGGTTTAACATTCGCTTGAACACCATAAGAAGTATGCTCATCAATTTGTGCTGATGCTGGTGTTAATGGTCCTTGAGAGTTAATCAAGAATTCAGCGCCACCAGTTAATGCAACCACACCACCACGTTGAGATAGGTGCAAAATATTGTCAGATTGGGCTGAGCTTGAAGCAATGCTAAACGCATCAGCATCCTGAGTTGTCTCTAAGAAATTGCCATCGTCACCAATCCGGCTAAACCACATCTGATTAGGGCTTGTTTTCGTATTGGCAAATACTAAGCGCTGTTTAAAGAAGCACACTGCCTTTGGGTAACCCGCTGTAGCACTAAATGCGATACTTTTTAAAACCCAAGACTTAGCAATAGCTTGAACAGTAGAAGTCAGCTTTACCAGAACCTCGCCATTTACCTTAGCGGCAGAAATATATGCTGTGATTTTTACTTGGCCGCCATTAATTTCAACAATTGAACCAACACTTGCAGGTGTAAAAACATTTGCTGCTTCGTTAGTTACTTCCTCCCATTCTGTAGTAGTTGCAGAAGGCTCTACCCCCTTATTGTCAATAGTTGCACGCCAAGTCTTACTATTGTGAATAACACGATCACCAGTTAAGTAAGTCTCTGTATTTGTCCAGTTTGGAAACGATGAAGCAGTTAATGAAATAACTTTCCCTACTTCTGTACCGGATGGAGATAAAGCTACGTTTGGAGTGCTGCCTAACTCATCATTAGGATTTACGCCAAAGGTAAAAGCTGCAAATTGCCAGTTAGTAAAGTCGGCAGAACACAGCAAACGCTGTACAGGTGTATCACCTTGAACGAAATACATGCGGTATTTAGTGTGTGCATACTGTACTTCACGCACTTTTTGAGCCGTGTTGTAAGGTGTAACAGTTTCATAAACAACAGCGTATGTTCTTGGGTTGTAAACCTTGAGGAAAGACACGCCGAGAATGAGCAAATAGGTGTTTTCTGAGTTTGCAATAAACGGAATTAAACGTAATGCGCCCGCAAAAATAGATCGGAACTTTGTGCCTGGTCTTTTCTTTGCTCCACCTTCAACCAAAGGCAATGCATTAAGCAACTTTTTAGCACCGTTTGCATACTGTTGAATGTCTGTGCGCGTCCAAAGTAACGGGCTTAACTCGCCAGAACTCAGGTTATTTTTTAGGATCCACTGTCTCATTAGAAGCGCTCCCAATAGTAACTTGATTCTGCGTATTGAACGTCTTGGCTTGGTCGCTCTTGACCATTCACAGTACGTGCTTGCTTAATCAAAAACTGAAATTGTGCTTCTGCTGATTGACCAGCAGCATCACTTCCTGTGATTGGCTTACAAAGCTTAGAGGCCATTTTGTACGTCATGGCTTCTACCAACATTGCATCCCAAGTCTGCTCGTTGTCGTTGTCAAAAACATATTCAAGGTGAATTACTTCAGCATTTGCCAAGATATGACGATTCTCTACTTCATAGCATTCAGTGTTGGCTGAAATAATCAGGACGTAATCACTAGGTAGTGGGAATGCATGAGCATAGCCAAAACTTGGATAGGTGGAGATTGGAGATAAGATTTGCCGTTTTTTGGCGCACGACCAAGGATGTGAGCGCAGTATTGATAAACGTGTAGTGTCATAAATATTACGGCATGTTTGAGCTAATTTTGAGTCTTCCTCAAAACTTGCAATTTGTTGCCCGCCAATCATGCTCAATGCATTATTACAAATGGTGACTTTAGATACAGACATAAGAAAACCCCGAAGCTTTTTAGATAGTTTCTTCGGGGTTTTGATGTGTTTTGTTGGGTGTTAGAACTTACTTAAAATGTCCTGTAACTTTGCTTCGGCCAAAGAAGTAATTTCATTTGATGCTGGAGCATCAAGCACTTTAAGCAAAAAATTCCCTTTTTCAATTAAGGCATAGTGGTTGGCGTATATGTTGTCATATGAACCTTGCACAGCTTGAGTCTCTTCTAATTTATTTTCATCTGACATGATAGTTTTCCTTTAGATAATTAAAAAGCACCCCACCGCCTGCCCACGGGTGGGGTGAAAGTGTTAAATCAAGAAGTCAATAGCAACGACTTTATCTTCGTTAGCACGACCTGCCGCCATAGACTGAACACCACCCATTTGCATGATGTTGTTTTTATCTGGACGTTCATTGATTTTGAATTGAGCAATTGGCGCATCGCCATAATGTGTAGATGTTTTTGTATACATCACAGTACGACGTTCTGTTGCACCACCGGCACCATTATCTAATTTGTTGTATGGCACCCAATTAATACCAAGCCATTTCTTACTTAATGAGCCTTCTTGCAGCATCTTAACTGCCATGAAGTCTGCACTTGTTAGTGTTGTATCAAGCAAGATCTGTTCAAGCATTGTTGAGTTATAAAGGATAGTGATTTCTTCCCCGTTCTCTTCATCACACTCGTTGTCACGGAAAATGGACTTAGCTTTTACCAGCTTCTGCTTAGTAAAGCCTGTACCACCTGCAAGAATGATTTGTGAAGATGGAAGCGAAACAATACTAGTTTGCTCATCACCAGCATCATCAACTGTTTTACGTGAGATAGACCCAAGAATTGCTTTATAGATCACATCATCAACTTTTCGCTCACGAGCAGCGAGCCAAAGTTTTGCATACTTATCTTGAGGACTTGCTTTTAATTTTGGTACGTCTGAGTGTTCAATTGGAATAAAGAGTTTTTTATCACTCATAATTGCAGTACGAACACCAGCGGTTGGAATCTGCCACGTTGTGTCTGAGAAACGAGCGTAATCCTCCATTTCCACAGTACCTAAATCGTTAATGGTGAATGAAGCACCTTGAATACGACCTCGGTTAGTAATTGTTTTCAACAATCGAGATTCCATCTGCTGTGTAGCCAGATCGAACGTATCATGGAATTGTTGAATAAAAGCCGATGTAATCTGGTTTTGATTCACTGTTGACATATCGTTTTACCCCTGAAACTCTTTTTGATATAAGCGTTCAACTTGTGCATACACCTTTTTGTGATCTGGGTGGTTTGCATCCATGTACGCTTGGCTTGCCATTAATTCTTCACGACTTTGCCCCGAACTTTGTTGGGTGTTTTGAGGCGGCATATCTTCTTGTAATGCCTTGCCAAAGTAGGCAGCTAAACGAATACCGAATGTTGGAGAATCAACATCCGCAACTTGCAACCCAGCCGCTTGAATTGCTTGATTGGCGAAACGCAAGTTAGCTTCGTAATCGTTACCCCAATCCTGTTGAAGAGCTTCTACTTGCACGGCTGTGTGCTGGTCATAAGCCTTCATCACCACCGACATTTGTTCATTGGTTAGACCAGCCTGATGAGCACTTTCTAAAAAAGCCTTGTTATCTTCATTAGATTTGAATGCATCGAAATCAAAGCCTTCCAACTCCACTTTGTAAGCGTCAGCAGACTCCGGAATATCTGGCTTGGTTTCTGTCTCAGCTTCTGGCTGTTTCTGCTCTTGAGTTTGGCTCTCAACTGGTGGCGTTGCTGTATCCACAGGTGTTGTTTGAGTTTGTTCAGTTGCTTGAACGTTTTCTGTGTTTGTCTCTTGTTGTTCATTAAGCATCGTTCTCTACCTCACTGTAATTTGGGTCATTTGCTTTGTTGATTTGGCTTAAAATGAAATTCACTGGTTCGCTCTGCCCTAAACGTCGGCATGTCTCACGCTCTCCACCTTGTGAATCAGACACAAAGGCGTGACGGTTAAAGCGTTTTGTTAGGTCTTCAAGGACTCGTTGCCCATTAACATCAAGCTCAAATACGACTCGATATAAATCTGGTGTGGCGGGCTTTAAGTTGCGCTGAACAACATAGGTGCCATATTCTTCTTGGTGGTCTTCTGGCTCTGATTTTTGTAATTTCAGTTCTGCCAGATCTTCATAAGCAAGGTTAAGCTCATCATTAGATTGCTTAAGCTTTAACTTGTATGCCTCAAGGTCACGCTCTAAACGTGTTTTTGTATCGAGATGCAAGCGGTTCTCAGCCCAATACTTTTCCTGCCATTCCTCACCACTAACTTTGTAAGCTAGGGCAAATGCAGCAGCCACAATAAAGGCCAGAACTGCAACTACAAAAAGGGCATTAATCATTGTCGTGTCTCACTAGTTAATTCAGACTCAAGGCCCTTACCGACTGCATTAGCGAGTGGTTGTGCTAAGGCCTGCTCTTGTTCTTGTTGTGCAGCTTGTTGCTGTGCTTCCTGACGCTGCTTACGGATTGCATCGATCTGATCTTGAGTACGTAGAATTGCTGTAGGCACACCTAATCCCATACCTGAAACTTGAGCTACGGCATCCATGTCTACGTTGTCTAGGATTGAAGGATCTATTTGAGCTACGTTCGACATTCCAGCTAAGAAGCGCTCAATGGCTGTGACTTCTTCAAGTTGCTGTGAACGAGCCAAAGCAGAAATAAACTTGAATGACAGGTTGCGGCCCTGCATTTCTTCTGGCGCTTCACCAATCACACCAGCACGATAAGCAAGCCCAAAAGTACGCTCTAACAAAGGCGTTAATAATTCAGCTTGCCAACGACCATAAAGCGGACCCAATTGCTGACGAATTAAGTCAACACGTACATGCACTTCGGTTGCTGTCATTGCTGGACCATCGGCAGGTTGCAACTGATCTGCCATCATCTTTTTACGGATTGCACCTTGAAGATGAGCTAACAAATCAACGCCAACTTGATAACCCTTGCCGTCATCAATGCGCTTCAATGAGTTCACATCATTAACGACAATGATTTTCCCGCCACCTAAGCGCACTGTACGGGGGTTAAACGTGCCATCATCTACACCTGCATACATTCCAAGAGTTGAGATTTCGGCACTACGCAATGTGTCACGCATTAACTTGTTAGCTGTTTTAGCGTCTGGCAAAGCAATAGAGACTTGACCAGTCCCATAAACTGAGTTTGGAATCTTTCTAAAGCGTGGAATTACAAAAGGAAACTCGTTGTAACCTGTCTCACGGAGAACAATTTTTTCATCAACTTCAACGTGATATGACGCAAAAGGCATTTCCTTCGGCATCAACTGACGATCACCTTTGATGTAGCCAGTTTTGCGCGGCTCTACCACCCACAAAACCTTAACTTTGCAGTCTGGTTTTGACTTGTAAGTGTTGCGAACCTTCTCACTGACTTTATTTTCACCATACTCATTGACTAGCGCAGCCATCGTCATTTCATATTCACGATAGAGCGTGTCAACTTTCTGGTCTTGTCGTGTTGAAGCTAGATAGCATTGCCCGATATCCCATGTCTGGAATACATAGCCGCCACCTGCATGACGATCAACATCGGCATACATTACGCCCCAACCTGCAACCACACAGTCGAGAACTAAATCAAAGATTTCACTATCGTAGTTAGCCCCGTGAATGTTGCGCCAAATGAATTGACACACCTCATCTAGCCACTTCTCACCTTCTGTAAGTTCGGCTGGATCATCAACACCATTCGGCACAGCTTTAAACCACAGCGCATTAGCTGGCGTGGTTCCTGAAATGATGCTCGATACAAGTAATTGCGTTGCTTCTGATAGTGTTGAATCTAATAGCTCAGCTCGTTGTGTCTTACGTGTATCTGTTACATCATCACCTATAAACGATTGCTGACGCTCAGGGGCCGCATAGCGATAGCACTCAGACCAATGCGGTTCTAAGCGGTTTCGCGCTGCTTTAAGCTCGCTTAAGCGTTTGCATAACCTTGCTACTAGCTCACTCATATCAGCCGCCTAAAGTTGTTTTCTTTTGGTTGTCTGTAGCAGACGCCAAAACAGTTGAAGCATTGCGTTTACGTCGCTCTGCCGCTGCTGCATTTGCATCTAATTGAGCTTGGTTTTTAGCGGCTGCATCTGCTGCTTCTGCATCAAAACCTTTTGAAGCGCCTTTGGTATCCGTAAGACCAACCATGTCAGTCACAGACGAAAGAATCTTTCCTAATCCGCCTCCGCACATACTTAGTCCTCCGTCCAAACGTGGCCCTTGCCTTCTACAAGCTTGAATCGGCCTTTAGTTTTAGGCGTAGCAGGTGCATTTGGCGATTGAGACAGGATTGCGTCTAGCTTTTGTTCTAGGCGTGTTTGACCTTGTAGGATTGCACTCGCCCAATCAGGAATATCTGTTTGCGTTGAACGTTCGGAATCTTGAGGACCAAATAAGATTTCAGACAAAGCAGCCTCAGCCTGATCTTTAGTTGAAGTGTCTTGGTTTGCATCTGGTGTTTGTGCTTGTTGTTCTTGGTTCTGTTCAGCAGTTACACCTGGTGTTTTAATTTCTCGTTTATTCGCAGCCATGAAAAAGCCCCATTCGTTGTGAATAGGGCTAGTGTTGTGTTTATTAAGTTGGGGTTTGTTGGGTGATTAGTTGAGCCTCTTTGAATGTGGTCATAGCAACACCTCAAAGTATTTACTGAACGTAGGGTCGTTGTGAGCGACATTAATAAGGGTTAAAGGTGAATCTGTTTTATAAAGATAATCGCCTATATCTATTCCACGATTCCCAACAAACCCAGACAATACAAAGTCTTCACCTTGCATATAAACTTTTGAGTCAGTGCCTTTAAGAAATTCATTTAGCTCTTCTGTAATTCCTTTAAACTGCATTGCTTCATACTCTTGTGGGATTGTTCTTAGCTTCATCATCCTTCCCCCTTGAGCGCTTGCTCTATATCAACCACAAGATCAGGTGATTCGTCATAACTGCCTGTGTAGTATTCAGTTAGCACTGCTAATGCGGCATCCACCCGCTTTTGCAGCTTCAGCATATTTATGCCTTGTTGTGTATATAGGTTTTGCAGTTCATCTACCTCGGTCTGGCGGCTCTGAAACGACATGTAGCAAGTGTTTAACATACTGCAATACACAACACCTTCTTGATCATCGTTATGTAAAAACCATTCCATATTAGGAAGATATACATTTTGATCTTTATCAAAGGTACAAGCGTCAAGAGCAGTTTGCGCAACTCCTTCCGTGGCAAATTTCAAACTTAAAAAATGTTTCTCAAACTCTTCTCTGCACTTATCCATTCTTCACCGCCACATAGCTAAATTTCTTATCTTTTGGAACCCATCCGCAATAACCACAGACCAGTCCGCCTTTATTTCTTCCACAGAATGGACACATAATTACTCACCACTCACTTTGCAGTTTGGCGAAATGTGTTGGCTCATGTCTCGGTCATCACCAATGTCTTCGATTTGTTTTGTGTCAATGCGGTGACCTGCTGCGATTTCTTCGGGTGTTGCATGTCGTAGATCGCAAAATTTAAAACTTGAATATCTAGGCTCACCATCAACACGCCGAATACAATCGGCAACACCATCATTCACTCTTGTTACTTTGAGTACATTGTAAAAACCATCATTTCGTAACACGTAGTCGCCGACTTTAAACTCACTCATGGCTTGCTCCTTTTACTTCTGGTCTCTTTTCCAACGAATCTTGCCATTCGCCCTTATATGGATTTTCATAAGGCCAATAAACGAGTCTTTTATTGCCACCAAGATACCAAAACCCTGAATGTAGCCATCCGCTCACAGGCTTGCCCTCATACCCCCAAGCAAATCCATTTTCATTTGTCGCAACCCAATTCACATTGTCTGGAATTTTTGACCAATCATATTTAGTTTTAGGCTCTTCATTTGCGTTGCTTTGAATGTATTTATTAAGCATTTCACGCATCATGAAGAATAAAACCGTAATGCTCACTGAATAGATAATGAGTAGTGAAATAAGTGCTGTTTTAAGCATCCACGCCTCCGTATATTGATTCGTGGTCGCGGATGGCTGTAATAACTCTTCCACCATACAGTCCACCTTTTCGTCCATGATCTTTCACAAGCTTTATCCCACCCAACTCTTCAATTAGCTCAACCGACTCCACAAGGTGCTTGAGGTCTTCAATAGGAATAAAACGGTTATTTAGGAAGGCCATTGCAATTGATGTACTTTCCTTAAGCACATGTTTTTGCTTTTCCAAGTCATAGAAAAGTGAAAGATCTGGCGCACCCTCAACAACCTCTCTCGCCTTCTCCACCCCGTAATCACGAATAAACTGTTCTGGTTTCATTGTTGTAATTCCTCATCTAACTGAGCAGCGAAAACGTCTAGTGTTTCAAGTAGATCAAGCTGCCCAATATCGTATTTATATGTTTGCCATTCGCCTTCACGTGGTACGCGCTGTAAGCCTGTTTGTTCTTGCCACAACATGATGAATTGCTCACCGTGTATGTACTCTGGAATGGATCCAGTAGACCAAGAAGAAACAGTGCTGCCACCCGACACATCAAGGACGTATGCAATCTTTTCGTGTGACCATCCAAGGTTGCGTAAATCTAGAATCATGCGGTTGAAGTCTGGGCGTTTATAGCCTCGGCGTTGGCGCAAGAATTCTTTGGCTTTTTTCTTAGTTTCGAGAAAACGCGCGCGTGCGCGAGGGTTGTCTGTAAAAGCTGTACTATCAACACGCATATTCATCTCCTAGACCTCGCTAACCTTGAGCTTAATAAGCCCGCCTTTGATGACATTTCCACGCTTTACCAGAAGCTCATCGAACTGTTCATCGTCAACACATAGACCGCATTTCACTAAGCTATCGATAGTCGCTTTTAGGTAGTTATCGATGTCTCGACATTGACGTGTAGGGAAATGAAAAGTCACTTCTAATTTGAGTCGTGCAGTTGATTTATGAGTCGGTACAACTTGGCGAACCAACGCATGAAAATCACGTGCTTTATTGCTTAAAAATCTTCTTTTTCCAGAAGCTACCCAGTAGTGATTTACTGACGGTGGTGCAGTTTTAATTTCACAATCCAAAATGACTTTTACGCCATCTTCGTAAAACGCTCTAATTTCGCTTGTATTAGCTTCATTTAATTGTTCCGCTACCCTTGCATCACTTTTGCTTTTATCGCGCTGTAATATGCCTTTTTGTGCGATATTTCGCTTGTTTTGAATTGCTTCTAGCTGTTCTTCTGTCATTCTCATGATTTAGCCCCGAATAATTCTCTAGTTTTTTGGGTTGCTTCAAATCGTATTGTTGAAACCTTCGTTAAGTACCCTTCCTTGTGTAAAACTGATAAGCACTTATAGGCACAAGCTCTACTCCCATTCACTACAAGCTCTACAATTTCAGTTGCTGTGAAAGGACTAGTGGCATTGGCTGCATACAAGAGAACATCCAAATACCGTTCAAAGATTTCGAATTGCTTTTGTTGTACTTTCATACCGCCCTCGCATCTTTCCAGTTGCACTCAATTGTTGTGAGTCCGCCATGTTGGAATCGTGACCAAAGGCGATCACCCAAATCATTTTTGAGTTGTTCAAGTGTCATGTTTGAAATGAGCATCGTTGCTTTGCATGCGTCATAACGCGAGTAAAGAACTTTGTGCACTAGCTCTAAGCGCTTATCACGGTCATGCAATCCGTACTCGTCAAGAATGAGCAAATCGTAGGTAGTGAACTCATAAATTACTGACTGCTCTGATTGATCTTTTGTGTCCTTGTCCCACGCTTTCATGATGCGTTGAGCCAATTCTTCGCTTGTGATGTAACGTGCATAGTTGCCTTTGGCTAAAAGCGTTCTTGCAGTTGCACATGCCAAATGTGTTTTACCTGTTCCGGTACTTCCGACCATGACCAGATTTTTTACTTCGCCCTTTAAAATTTCACGTGCATACGCTGTAGTTAGGTTGTAAGCCTCAATCTGCCCGTCATGATCACGACGATAGTTTTTAAATCCTGCTTCCTTGTAGCGATCTGGAATCATTGCACCTGCAAAGTGTTTTTCACGTACAGATTTCTGAACTTCAAAATCATGTTGCTTGTTTGCTGCATTCACATATTCGATTGCACATTGTGGACAGCCTTGGAAGCCTCCCATGATGATTTCTTTCGTGTTGTGTTTAGTGCAGAAACCTGAACCTTGAATAACTTCTGGATTAAGCATTGCGTTCATACCCAGTCCTCCGGTATTTCAGCTTCTTCAAGCGTCTTGGTGTATTGAACTGGGTTATTAGCCCAAGCATCGTTTACGTTGCGCGGAGGATTTTTTGAGTAAGCACTTGCATAGGTTTGTACAGCTTGTTTAGGCTCAAATAATCCAGTCCAGTTGCTTGTGATAGAGTTTTTCAAAGATTGGTTTGCTTTATCAGCTCCCCATTTCTCAAGATCTTTGATAGCAATCTCAACTGCTTTTGGAGTAGGTTTTTTATTCATGCTAAAGCGCATTTCGATGTAACCAACCCAAAGTTCACGACTAACACCTTCTGGTAAGTCAACAGAAGATGCCTCTTCTAAAGAAAATTTAGGCTTTGCCTTTTTATTGGTAATCTCTTGAGTAGTCTCTTGGTATTCTCTTGTATACATTGGCTCATTTTGAGCTAATGGAGATTGGCTCATTTTGAGCTGATCGATTGGCTCATTTTGAGCTACTGCATTGGTGCAATTTGAGCTAATCGATTGGCTCATTTTGAGCTGATCAATAGAATCAATAGCTTGAGCAATGTTTTCACTAATAATCGCTAACGTTTCATAGTCAATTGAATAGTAATTAACTTGGTTGGAACGCAATTTATCGAAACGTTCAACACGTACCAATTTCTTCTCTTTTAGAGATTTAATGGTTCTTTTTAGGGTCGGTAGTGACATGTATTTCAACTGCAATAGCCAGTCTGAATAAGTGTTGTAAACCCACCTTTGTCCATCACGAATAAATCGAGAAGTCCCAACCCAGTAATGCAACTGTTGCAAGAAAATTGCTTCATTCAAGCCGATAGCCATAGCTAATGAGGGCTGAACTTGTAATGGCGACTCATTGATTAGGAGTTTCGACATATCTAGCTCCTTTTCTTGAGTTACACGCCTTACACATCGTTTGGAGGTTTTCAATTGTTGACTCTCCGCCAAGAATCTCAGGCTTAATATGATCAAGCGTAAGATTTTGTTGCGTTCCACACGTCACACATTTAAAGCCATCCCGTTCATAGACTTTCATACGTGTACCTTGCCCAATTTTTTTCTTCTTATAGCGGTTCGGATTTAGAGACGAGCGATACTTCATTTCAGAATTAAACTGTTCTTCGTAGTAGTTAGCCTCATACCGTTTATCAATATGTTCAAAATATCCAAAGGCGATTCTTTTCACGCACTTAAGACAAAAATACATATCATCCACTTGAAAAGCTGGAGCGAAACTCACTTCGTTCTTGCATAAATCGCAATTAAAGATTGAGTGTTTAGGTTCTTGTTGCTGTTCGGGTAACTCTTGTGCTAAATTCAT